ATGTCCCAAGGCGCTATCGTCAAGCGGCAGAAGCGTACCCTCTTGAACTTCCAAGAGAACTTCCTACTGCCATTTGTGCATAAGGCAGCGTACCGCTATATGCAGTTTGACCCGGAGAACTACCCAGTGCAGGACTACACGTTCATTGCCTTCAGCTCCTTAGGTGCTATGGCCCGTGAGTATGAAGTCTCTCAGCTGAGTCAGATACTCCAGATGGTTGGCCCTGAGTCTCCGGCTCATCCAGCAATCATCAAGGGTATCATCGACCACCTCAACGTCAGCAACAGAGATGAGCTAATGGCCGCTATTGATGCAGCTAACCAGCCCAACCCTGAAGCGGAGCAGAAGCAACAGCAGCAAGCCGAAGAGGCGCATCAATCCCAGATGGCTATACAGCAGGGGCAGGTTGCCTTGTTGAACGGTCAAGCTGAGGAGTCCAAGAGCCGTGCTCAGAAGTACAACACTGAGACACAGCTGATGCCTGAAGAGCTTACGCTTAAGTATGCTGAGGATATGGACGAGAAGCAGTTCCAACGTAAAGCTAAGATGTCTGAACTTCTACTCAGGGAGCAAGAACTCCAAGGGAAGCAGGATATGTCAGCTATGCAAACCAAGGCTAAGGCTGAAGGTGAGCTAGCGAAGGAACTAATGGGGCATGAAGCCCAGCTCTCTAAGGGGCCACAGGGGCCGCTACAGGGCATGTAAGGCAGGAAGCCATACAATCACAAGGGGTTGCATAAGCGCCCCTTAGAAGCCCATTGAGGAGCTTATATGGTGCACCTAAGAGAAAAAGCTAATGGATACTACGGGTATCTTAGCGAAGACGTAAGAGAAGCGCTTGGTAAGTTGCAGGATGTAGTCCAGCACTTAACCTCAGAGATACAGTACACACCCGATGGTGACCTAGCAGAGCACAGCTTGAACGTAATGAGCGGTGGTTTGAACTGCTTTGGTGAGCTAGCGGTTGTGAGCGGATACGTGGTACTTAACGCAAACCTAGTACCTGTACATGCAGACAATGCAGCCGCAGGAGTAGCGGGGATTGAAGTTGGGCAGGTTTATGTAACCCCAGCTGGTGCTTTAATGATGCACACGTTATGAGCTTTGTAGTCCTCGAAGTGGAGGGCGAGATCACAGCTCTTAACTTATCTAAAGTAGACAGGGTTGTGCACACTGTCATAGACGGGAAAGACAGCCTTGACTTCTACTTCAGCAGAACAGAGAAGTACACAGTAAAGGACATTACAATAGATCAGATCATACACGACTTGCCCATATATAAAGTATAGGATTCCCCATGGAATACAGAACAGCAGTATCGTTGGGCGGGATCATTACACTGACGCTAGTGTGCATCGTCCTCTTCGCCAACGCAGAGGGTAACACTGCACACTTAGACCAAGAAGTAACACACCAGATCATGGATCATATTCTTATGTTCTTTGCTGGTGCACTAGTAGGTGTCGGTGTTGACCGACTCATAAAGAAAGCGACCTCAAGGAGATAATCGCAATGGCATCATTGGTAGACGAGAAGAAGTTCAACGAGCTGGTAGAGAGCACAACCCACTACCTCCAGAGTATCCTTAACAGGGTAACTACTTTGGAAAAGGAAGTGGCTGAGCTGAAGGCTAAGAAGACAATCAGCAGGAGTAAGAAGGATGACTGAAGACGAGAAGTTCTTTGATGCATCACGGGACATGTTCCTTGGAGATGGTTGGAACTTCTTCATGTCCGAAGTAGAACTCAAGCTGGAGTCTACCACGTTAGATCATTGCAATACCGCAGAGGACTTCTGGCTTGCCAAGGGCAGGCTGCAAGCACTCCGCGAGATATACATATACGAAGACCAAGTTAAAGAAGCTGAGGAGTCCTACGATGAGAAGGATCTATGATGTGCGTTGTGCGGATACCAGCTGTAACGAAATGACCGAAGTGTTTGGTAGGGAGTCAGATGATTTCCGGTGCGGAGCCTGTGGCTCTCCTGCTAACACTGTCATCTCTCCGGGGAACTTTGTACTTGAAGGCGTTACTGGGGACTACCCCGGTGCTGCTATCAAGTGGAAACGTGACCACGAGCGGAGAGCACAGAAGGGATAACCTAGGATAACCTAGACCCCTTAACATTTATCTGATAAGCCTTTAAGGCCCGGAGTTTAATAAATGGCTACATTGATTGATACCGATGGTGAAGTTGTCGCAGAGACAAGCAACCTTACTTTAGATGATATGGTAGAAGATACACCTGAAACGACTGAGGTAGCTCCTGAGTCAGCTGAGGTGGAGTCCTCTACTGAAGAACCTAATGAGAATGCCCTCCCCGATAAATACCAAGGTAAGTCTGCTACAGACATAGCTCGCATGCACCAAGAGCTAGAGAAGCGCTTAGGACAACAGTCGTCCGAAGTTGGAGAGCTTAGGCAAGCCTTCGACGATATGGTACGACAAGGTATGGCGCAGCAGGCTCCAGCACCGGAAGTAACGGAAGTCGATGACGTTGACTTCTTTGCTGATCCGAAAACAGCAGTGAACCAAGCGATAGCGAACAACCCCGTACTGCGACAGATGCAGGAAGCTACTGTACAGTTGCAGAAGGAGAAGTCGCTCACCGCTATTCGTGCTAAACACCCTGATATGAAGGACGTTATCACTACCGACAAGTTCCAAACTTGGGTAAGGGGTAGCCAGTTCCGTCAGAATCTATTTGCTCAAGCAGATCAGAACTATGATTTCGCAGCAGCAGATGAACTGTTGACACTCTACAAAGACACGCAGGGCGTTGTCAAGAGTCAAGCAGCAGTTGAGAAGGTCGCAAAGAAAGCTGAACTTAAGAAGGCTTCCACTGGCTCGTCACGTTCTAACCCAGAGGGTCAATCAACCCGAAAGGTTTATCGAAGGCGTGACATTATTGAACTAATGAACAGCGACCCGAAACGGTACGCAGCAATGTCCGATGAGATAATGAAAGCGTACGCGGAGGGCCGCGTTAAATAACCCTTAAAGGAATACCATCATGGCACTTGGAACATCACACGTAACAAACGCAACCGCAGCCACTTTCATCCCAGAGATTTGGAGTGACGAGATCATTGCTTCTTACGAGAAGTCATTGGTAGTTAAGCCCCTCGTTCGCGCTATGTCTATGGTCGGCAAGAAGGGCGATACCATCCGTATCCCTAAGCCAGATCGTGGTTCTGCATCTGCCAAAGTAGCAGAGACTGAAGTTACTCTTATCGCTGGCACCACTGGCGAGTTGGTCATCAGCATTGACCAGCACTTCGAATACTCACGTCTGATCGAAGACATCACTGGTGTACAGGCTCAGAACAGCCTCCGTACATTCTACACGCAAGACGCTGGCTACGCTCTGGCAACTAAGGTTGACACTGACCTTATCGCCGAAGCTAACTCTGGCTTCACTGCTAAGAAGTCTTTCGTATCTGGTGGACTGGCTGACGAAGCTGGCGCAACTACGACTGCATTCAACGATGCTGGTCTGCGTGCTGCTATCCAGATCCTCGACGACAACGACGTACCCGGCGACAGCCGTGTATTAGTTATCCCACCTGCCGTTAAGATGGCAATGTTGGGTGAGTCTAACTACATCTCTAGTGACTTCGTTACTGGATCACCTGTAACCAACGGTAAGCTTGGAAGCATCTACGGCGTTGAGCTGTACGTTTCTACTAACCTGACTGGTAACGCTGGTGAGAAGAACTGCATCCTTATGCACAAAGACGGTCTTGTATTCGCTGAGCAGCTGGGTGTTCGCACTCAAACTCAGTACAAGCAAGAGCACTTGGCTGACCTCATGACTGCTGATACTATCTACGGATTCGAGACTTACCGTCCCGAGTGCGGCGTTACTATCGCAGCATTGGTATAAGCTAAACCTTAGCGGCCTTTCGGGGCCGCTTTCTTCTGTCTGTCCTTTGCCCACAGAGGGCATACAAAAGAATCCTATTGGAGCACATAATGACAATCTACACACCTACTACTAACTTTTCTGCAAAAGACTCGCTCCCATCCAACGACCCCAACAAGGTAGTCAAGGGTGCTGAGTTCACTGATGAGTTCGAGGCTATCTCTACTGCCTTCGGAGGCGTAGCACCTACGCTAGACCCAGTGTTTACAGGTACGATTACATTCGTAGGAGCTACAGGGAATAACCTTACCGTTGACACGCTCACCACTACAGGAGCGGCGGCTGTGGACTCCTTGGCTGTAACAGGCTCAGCCACTGCTAACTCTTTAACTACAGTAGGCGACGTAACAGCAAGCGGCTTAGTAGTGGACACGGTAACAGCTACGGGTGACGTATCCGCTGCAAACGTAACAGCTACTAACCTTACGCTTACCGGAAGCATCAGCATCCCCGGCGAGACGCTAGCCACTGAGAGCTATGTAGATGGAGAGATAGCCACCACTACATCTTATGTAGACGGGCAGATCGTAGGCGCTAAGAACTATACAGACACATCCATCGCCGCTGCTGTACTGGCTCCTATTACAGGCTTGGATGCGCTGGCTGACGTCAACGTAACCAACGTACAAGACGGTGAGCTAATAGTATGGAATGCCACAGCTGGTGAGTGGCAGCCTCTAGCAGGTACGTTCTCATTGGATGTGGACTCCAGCAATGTAAAGGCTGGTAGGTTCGTAGAGACAGTACGTGAAGTTACATATAATGCCTCACTTGCGGTACTAGACTTAGACCTATCGAATAACTTTACGCTAGACTTCAGCGGAGGTGCTAACTACCTAGTGACTCTCACCAACACTCCCGCACTTGCAGCAGGGGAGGCGTTTGGGTTTACCTTGACAGTAGACTCAACTAACATGGCATCGTTGTCTTGGGACTCTATGTTTAAATGGGCTTCAGGTGTCGTTCCTGCCATTATTCCAGATACAACAACGGTTCTAGTGTTCCTCTCAACAGACGGAGGTACTACATTTAAAGGATTCTTTAGCGGGGAGGCGTTCGCGTGAGCATTGCTACTAAGATTATATCAGGCTCTGGAGGAGGGTTAGCCGAGAGCGATCCTCACTGGGACGATGTTGCGCTGCTGCTTCAAGGGCCGTATGAACTAGATCAGAGTAACTTCGAGTTTGTAGACTACGGTACGAACAGCTGGCCTCTAACTCGCGTTGGTAATCCGGGGTATTCGCTTGATAGCCCTTACCCTCGACGGGGCAGAGATCATGTAAACTCTAGGGATGGAGCGTCAATGCAGGGCAGCCTCACAACCTACGTGAAGGCGGACACTGCAGCCGTAGGCGCCGCCGCCCCTGCCACTATGACCGTAGAGTGCTGGATTAAGGCCGAAACATTGGCCCTGGCCGAGAAGGACTCTCCGTTTGGTATGTGGCAGAATACGTCCTACAAGAGGCGGTTTAGGCTCCACTGGACTTCTGCAGGTGCAGCACAGTTCACGCTCAAGCTCAATGATAATGCATTCTACACGGCTCAGTCTGTTGACGGTCTAATACAGGTAGGTGACTGGAATCACTTTGCCGCTACGGTTGACGGTACGGACATTAAGCTGTACTTAAATGGAGTAGAGGTTGCCTCCGAATCTCAGGGTGGTAACGTCCCTGCTAATTCATCTTCGGTGGACTTCTTTGCAGGGTACGGGCCGTTTAAGATAGCAGATGGTAGGTACTTTGAAAATGCTGTTGTATACACAGGGAACTTCACACCTCCCAGCGCTCCAGTGACCGCCGTACAGGGGGCGCACACAGCAAACGTATTCCTACCATTGCGTGACGTGTACACGAAAGACTGGTCTGGAAAGAATGCGGTGGGATGTTCCACTGCTAATGTTAAGGCGACGAATACCTCTAACACTCGATGGGGGACTGCTCCAGACTATGAGTTCCCTCTCGGAACCAGAGCATTCGGCGACAAGGCGGTAGTGGTGCCGGGAACTCCTGATGGTCTTACCCTAGGAACCGGGGACTTCTGCATAGACATTAAGACTCAGTACTTCGGCTACAGCACAACCTTCCGGCCTCTGCTCGACTTCCGCCAGAATACTTCCGACACATCAAACAGGCTAGGCATTGAGGCATGGGGGAATGAAGTACGGATGACGGTAGGCGGTGTGCTGCTATTCCGAGACCAGTTTGGGTCTTGGGGTGGTGCCGGCTCACTCGTTACTCTCACTAGAGAGAATGGAGTATTCAGGTTATTCCACAACGGAGAGTTACGGGTATCACACACGGCAACCGTAGACCTGCTTGGCCCCGGTACTGAAGGGATTCAGATTGGAGAGGTTACGGGGTTCACTCCAACCGTAACCAAGACTAAATACAACTTTGGCAGCATACGTATCACTAAAGGCGTTGCACGTCACACAGCCAATTACACGTCACCTGTGGCTGAAGTCCCTAACGGTTACTTCCCCACCTACTAAGGAGATATACATGAAATACAGAAAGAGAACGGATGGCTCCCTAGTAGTTAAGGGTCAGCTAGAAGCAGAGCATCCAAACACAAGTCTACCTACAGTGTGGACTCAGGGGACGTATGACTTCCTAGGTGTTGACCCTGTGTTGGCTTCTCCTAAGCCCACCCTTGGTGAGTTCGAGGTAGCTGTTGTAGCTGCTCCTGTACTCATCGAGGGCAACTGGGTGGAGGCATGGACTGTACAGCCTATGTTTGTGGAGTACACGGAAGAGGTTGATACTGACGGAGTTAAGACTGTAAAGATCGTGACAGTAGCTGAGCAAGAAGCAGCCTACACTGAGAGCAAGCTAACTAAGATGCGAGAGGGTATGGTTATCTCTATGCGTCAGTGCCGCTTGGCCCTACTAGGCGCTGGCTTACTGGACTCCGTGGATGTAGCTATCGCTGCATTGCCGGAACCGGACAAGTCAGCAGCTCTTGTTGCATGGGAATACAGCCATTCAGTTGAGCGGTTGTCTGACTTTGTTGTAGGCATGGGGCCTTTACTGGGGCTTACTGACCTAGAGATAGATGCTCTGTTTGAGCAGGCGGGTGCACTATGAATCCTGATCGCTATGCAGAACTTATGGTAGCTGTAGCTAACATGGGCGGTACGTCAGTGCCAGCCTACAACCAAGGCATGATGCAGATAGGCAAAGGCCCTGTCTCTGAGAGTTGGGGTATGCAGCACAACGCCCAAGGTGTCACTGGTGTTACAGACCATAACAAAGACGTAGGCTTCCACGGTGGCACTGAGCACATTCAGTTCGGCAATCCCTACAAGCCAGTGAATCCTAATGGGCCTAGCAGAGACAACAGCATGGTAGCTGCTGAGTACTACGCTAGTATGCCTGAGGGCTTGTCTGCCATGGAGCAAGCTACTTGGATGAATGAAAACCCCATAGAGGAGTTTGAGTCTACTAACCCTACGTTCGTTGAACAGCAGATGACTCCTGAGGAGATTCAGGATAAGTACTTCTACGGTCACGGAACGAACAATGCAACACTACAGGATACACCAGCCTATATCAACGACGGCTACGATCCTACTGCGAATGCACAGCCAGATCCCAACGTCACGACGTCTGACCCTTCAGGCAACGGTGGCGGCTTTACGCTTGGCGGTGATAGTTCTAACCAAGGTGAAGGAAGCCAAGGCGGTGGAAGTCAAGGTGGTGGGAGTCAAGGTGGCGGAGGTCAAGGCGGCGGTATTGATTGGGCTTCTGGCGG